CTACACTGTGGTCACTGTGTGGACACTCTCGCCAGTACCCCCACGTAATGGATTCAGGGTAATCGCGTCTTGCAAATATTCTGGTGCAAAGTGCGCATAGACCATCGTTTGTTCTATGCGGGAATGCCCAAGTATCCTTTGCAATGTGATAATACTCCCACCATTAATCATGAAGTGCGTAGCGAAACTATGCCGTAATGCGTGGGTTGCCTGACCTGCAGGTAAATCAGGTTTTAACTCCTTCATAAGCCGCCTAAAAGCCGGGTAATTGGCATCCGGGAATAAGAACCCTCGCTTGTTTCCAGTAACTAACCCTGCAACCTCATCCGAGATGGGGACGGTGCGGGGCTTGTTTGTTTTGGTTTTGACAAAAGTGCAGCGGTTGTGAATAACATTTTCTGCTTTGAGCCGCGCCGCTTCGCTCCATCTTGCCCCGGTGCTAAGGCATAAGATTGCGATTTTTTTATTGTCACCTTCCAGTTTCGAAAGCAGAAGGGCGATCTCATCCTGTGTAAGATATCCCGTTTCGGGTTTATCTTCTTTCAGCCTTTTCATGCCCCGGAACGGGTGCTCGCCAAAGAATAATTCAGCATCAATAAGGGCTGTAAACATGCCGCTTAGACAGGTTAAGTCACGGTTAATGCTTGAGGCCTTAATGCCTTGTGACCTGCGTGCTGCTGTGTATTGGCTTATCACCGATTTAGTAATTTGGAACGCGCAAGGGTCATCGGTAATCTTTATGAATATCTCAATCTTCCCTAGATTAGACTTGCCGTGATCCTCATGCTTACCTTTCAAATCCCACCAGACTTTAGTCAATTCAGACAGATGCCGCTTATCTGTCGGTTTGGCTAACCAATCCTTATTGTGGTGGTTGTATTGGGTATGTTTCTCAAAAGCGATGGCCTCGCTTTTCTTGTCGAACTTCCTGCGGATGCGCTTTCCATTGCGCCCGGCAGGTCTGATGTCCACTTCATAACGACCATCATCGAGTTTCTTAATACTCATGAAACCCTCCGATTTACGCTTTGTTTAATTCCGTTACATTTTGAATCGATATGTTTTGAATATTTTTCGACCAGTAACATGCATTTTATGAGCATGTAATGTCGGTAAAGTGTTAGCCAATCTTTTGGTCTGAGTGCTGCGAGGTTGTTTCGGTTTGCCCAAAGTGTGCGAGAACCGGAGCAATCTGTCCGGACTCAGGAAAAATCTGATCTGTCATAAACCACATCGTGTACTTAGAGAATCTCGGGTGTTGAAGGACTTTCATAATTTGCTCAACACCTGGTTTTTTATCGCCTGCCTCATAGCCTGCTAATGAACTATATGCGAGGCCTGTTAACTCGCTGAATTGCCTTTTGTTTAGCCGCTCGGACTCTCGAATCAGTTTCAACTTCTCATGCACTGGGGTTGACATAGTTACTCCTATGGAAGAATATTGTCCCGAAAGGGTGATTAAAACTCTATAGAGTTACACGATAAGAGCAATTAAAGCCCATTAAGAGCAATTAGTTGCACTAAAGGAGAATCCTATCAGATGAACAGACAGCTTGTAAGTAATACAGATGCCGTACCGGTGCAGGAGTTTGCAAGACTCATCGGTAAAACTCCTGCCGCTGTTAAAGGAATGATTGAGAAAGGCAAGTTGCCAGTTGTTGAAATGACAGACCCTCAATCAACATCAGGCCGCGCAGGAGAGTATTGGATTTACCTTCCGGCATGGAACAAAGGTATGCAACTGGCGTTTGAAAGCAGACCGAAAGAGATCCGTGATGGCTGGTTGATGTGGTTAGGTTTAGGCGAACCAGTTTAAGGAGTAACAACATGACAGAACCTCGTTGCATAGCTCAGTTACTTCGTAACGAAAGCCCGACCCCGATTAATTTCACCATCACCCACGGCCGGGGACGCAAAGGCATCATAATCCGCACCCGTAAGCCTGGCATTTTGGCTGTCGTAGTTAAGCGCATCATGAAAATCGGAGAGGTGTCAAAATGGCTGTGATGACTCTTGATTTAGTACAAAAACAACCAGCAGCGCTGCGCGTAGTTATCGGCAAACATCTTGCAGAACCACGCTGGCAGGACTCCTGCGATTTTTATAATCAGATGATGGAACGCGACCGCCTGACGGTCTGTTTTCATGCTCACCTTAAACAGCGTCACGCGACCATGCGTTTTGAAGAAATGAACGATGTGGATCGCGAGCGTCTGGCCTGCGCGATTGACGAGCTGCGCGGTGCGTTTTCTAAACGACGTCAGGTCGGAGCCAGCGAAACGACTTACATTAGTTATCTGACAGTAAGCCAGCGCCGCACTTTATTCCTTCACGCGGGATTATCAGAGAATGAATTTAATCAGCCATACTGGCGTATAAATGAAGATTCTTGTTATTGGCGTGAGAAGTTATTTCGTGCACTACGTGAATTATTCAGCTTATTTGAATATGCGCCGACTATTCTAACCTCGGTGAAACCCGAGCAGTATTTGCATTAATTAACTAGCCGAACATTTTACGCGCTTGAATGCGTGGGACATCTTTTTGTCTGGAGCCGGGTAAATGAATAAAGAAATATCAGTACCTCGCAGCAATATAAAAGCCCTGTTAGCGCAGGCCGCAGTTGAGGCGCAACTCGTCACAGCGACCCGTTTCGCATCGGCGCTTGATTCTCTGATAGCGCACATTTGCAAGTCTGAAATGAACCGGACGGAAATCATCGAACTGTTGGGGCAGGAATCCGAAAAACTTCACAATTCAATTTTGAATCAGCAATAAATTAATAAGGGAATATATGAGCATTAATATCGCCATTGATAATAAATTCGTAATTACCAGTGACCAATTCCAGTTTATTTTGCAGGAAAAGAAAATCGCTAAGTCTGGAAAAAATGCCGGTAAAGAGTGGCTCGATGCTGTTGGCTATTATCCGACAATCGGCAAGCTCGTTTCCGGGCTGGTGCTGCATAACATTTTAACCGGCGAAGCTTGTCAGTTTTCAGAGTTAGAGAAGCAGGTCGAGCAGATATGTCAAAAATGTGTGGAAGCTTTCACCCAACAGGCTAAGAGCTAGGCTGCGCTAATGATGAAGGATTCGATTATCCATTATCACGGTACGCCAGTATGGGGAGACGCCGGTAACGTCCATCGTGTTGCGGTGGACGGTGCTGGCGCTTTTGTTTCTTTTGCCAGACCTGACCAGCTCGCAGCCTCGATTAAATACGCTTGCGCTGTTGCTATCGATAATGGTGCTTTTTCAGCGTGGAAACGTGGTCTTGTTATCAACTGGCAGGAGTTTTATCAGTGGTTATTACCTCACTATCATCATCCAAAGGTGAGTTTCTTTGTTATTCCTGATGTCGTTGAGGGGGGTGAAGCTGATAACGATGCCCTTATTAATTCAATGCCTCGCTGTTTTAAGGATAAAGCCGCGCCTGTCTGGCATCTTCACGAATCATTAGACCGTCTGGTTGAGCTTTGTAATGAATGGCCTCGAGTGTGCTTCGGCTCATCTGGTGAATATGCAAGCATCAGAACCGAGCGCTGGCATCGCAGGATGGGTGAGGCATTCGATGCAATTTATTTGAAACATAGCTTTAAAACTAAAATTCATGGCCTCCGAATGCTCGATGGCCGCGTCCTTGGAAACTATCCGCTTGCTACAGCAGATAGCACTAATCTCGCCTGTAATATTCCAAAGTTCACAAGCAAATATCCTGAGATTACACGATTTATTCGGGAGGCGGATTACAACCAGAAACTCAGTGAGCGTGAGCTCAAAGCCGCCATTCTTACTGGCCGTTGCGCTATTTTGAAAAACGCGATCGAGAGCGTCACCCCTCCTGCAATACAGTGCTGGATTGAAGCGCCAAAGCATCCGCAACAGTTGGAGCTTTTGGTTGCATGACTAGTCTCGCCTACCCTTGGAACAAGTCCCGCGATGCCATTGGCCGCGACAGACCCCTTACACGTGCCGAACTCCGTCAGGTGCAAGGTGTTTTAAACCGGATTGACCGCCTGCCGTTTTTCCTGCAAACGCTGTTTACCTCGCGTTATAACTTCATC